CGGGTTTATATTTATTTGATGAGCCGTTGCAGATTGCATCAGCCCACAGATTAGTTACATCCCTGGAGCAATTTCGCACATTGGTTTCCTTAGTTGAAAGCAATGATGAATTGGCAAAAAAAGTTAAGCGCATCAAATGGTCACACGGTAATGAGGAAATTGAGGTGCAGGGCAAAAATGGCATTAATCGGTTTGCCATTAAAGCGGGTGGCAGTGCAGCCCGTGGCACATCACCAACAACCGTGCACCTGGATGAATTGCGTGAACAACATGATTTGGAATCATTTGCATCATTGCGTTATGCATTGATTGCCGCGCAAAATCCCATGATCATGGCTTATTCATCGGCAGGTGACCAACATTCAATTGTTTTAAATTCCATGAGGGATCGCGGGATTGCCGCAGCTGCGGGTGGCAATGATGATATTGCTTATTTTGAATGGTCAGCGCCAACTGATGACATTAATGACCCAACCAACATAATTGCTGCCGTGCCTGCCCTGGGCTGGACAATTCACCCTGACAATATTAGCCAATTATTAAATGACCCCCATGAAATTGTCATGACCGAGGTATTGTCCAGGTGGGTTGCAACTATTACATCAGCGATTGGTGAAATTGAATGGCGGGCATGTATATCTGAGGATTTGGATTTAGACCCTGAGAAAATCACATGGATGGCATTGGATCATTCACCTGACAGGCGGCATTGCGCCCTGGTTGCTGGTCAGCAATTAGGTGAGGATAAATTCATAATCAAACTATTGCACACCTGGAAAAATGAGGTTGCCCTGGATGATAAAGCAATTGCAAATGAAGCGGCTGAATATTGCAGAAAATACCCAATTGAAAATTTATTATTTAGCAGGCGAACCAGTGCAGCGGTGGCAGATCGGATGCGCCCCGCTGGAATCCCCGTTTTGGAAGCCGATGGGTTTTATCCGCAAGCATGTGATGAATTAGTTTCAGCAATAAATTCAGGCAGGTTGCGCCATAGGAATCAGGAACAATTAACATTGCAAATGTTATCCGCAGTTAAATTGCCCCGTGGTGATGGCGGCTGGGTTTTTGGTCGCAGGGCATCACAATCAGCAATTTGCGCGGCAGTGGCATCAGCCCTTGTCACACACTACGCGACACGCCCAAGCACAGATGTGGACATTCTTATTGGCTAGTGCTAGGCACCTGAGAAAATGCGAGCATGGCGATATTAGACAGATTTAGAGTGCAGACAAAAACAGCTGCACCCGCACCTGATGTGGCAGCAACTGACCTTGCGCCATTAATGAACATCAATTCACTTTACACATTTGTAAACACACCAATTACTGCAACCTATTCAGAATTTATTAGCATACCCGCGGCATCACGCGCAAAATCCATAATCGCATCAAGCATTGCAAGCATCCCAATTATTTTGCGTGATCGCTCAACTGGAATGCGATTGGATTCACCATTGGTGTTTAATACACCTGACAGGCGTTTGCCTGGACAAGCAACATACGGGTGGACTGCCAGCGATATTCTTTTATATGGGTTCGCTTATTGGAGAATCCACGAACTTTATCAGGACAGTTTCAGAGTGCGATCAGTTGAAAGAATTGCGCCTGAGCGCGTAGGCATTGAAACAAATGCTGATGCAAACACGATCACTGGATACACAATTGATGGCATGAGGATTCCTGATTCGGGCATTGGCAGTTTAGTAGTGTTTTATTCTCCAGGTGATGTTGGTGTTTTAAATAGAGCAGGGCGCACAATTCGCACGGGCGCACAATTGGAAGCGGCTGCATTAAATTATGCCCGTGAGCCAATTCCATCAATGGTTTTAAAATCAAATGGATCAGCATTGCCCGCAGATCGCATTGCAAAATTATTGGAGCAATGGGGCGTTGCCAGGCGCAACCGCACCACCGCTTATTTAAATGCTGACATTAATTTAGAAAAAGTTGGTTTCACACCTGAGGAATTAGGATTAAATTCTGCCAGGGAACACATTGCCACAGAAATTTCACGCGCCTGCGGAATCCCTGCATATTTTGTGGATGCTCCAACTGGTTCATCAATGACTTATTCAAATGCAACATTGGCGCGGCAATCATTGCTTGATTTCAGTTTGATTCCAATTATGAATGCGATTGAGCAGCGTTTATCAATGCCCGATTTTTGCCCATCATCACAGGTGGCGCGTTACGATTTAGACATGTATTTGCGCGGTTCATCATTGGAGCGTGCGCAAGTGTATGAAATCTACAATCGCATTGGCGTGATGAACGCTGATGAAATAATGAGAAAAGAGGACATGGCACTATGAAACTGACAACACCAATGCAGATCACCGCAGCTGATTCAGAATCAAGGACAATCAGCGGGCGAATTGTTGCATTTAATGAACCAGCATCAGCGAGCACTGGCAAAGTAATTTTTGCAAAAGGCAGCATTCAACCAACTGAGGTGTTTTTAAATTTAGAGCATGACAGAACCCGCAGAATTGGGAAAACTTTAAGCATGAATTTAAATTCAGATAAAAGCATTGATGCTACATTTAAAATTGCAAATACCACCGCAGGCACTGATGCATTGGTTGAAGCAATGGATGGATTGCGTGATGGATTCAGTGTGGAATTAGCCGTGAACGATTATGAAATGTTAAAGGATGGAACTATGAAAGTTTTGAAGGGTGATCTCACAGCCGTTGCATTAACCAGTGAGCCAGCAATTAAATCAGCGCGTGTCACTAAGGTGGCAGCAACTGATGATGAAAATTCTGAAACCGCAGTTGCGGATGCAGATCAAACAAAAACCGAAGGAGAAAACACAGTGTCAGAATCAACACCTGAAACCGTTGCTGCACCTGAAACAGTTGAAGCAACTGCATCAATTAAAGCAACACCAATTGCAACACCAATGTTTTATGCTAAGCCAAGAAACCCAATTGTAAATATGGGATCATGGGTTGAGCATTCAATCAAAGCACAATTAAATCCAAATTCAGATTCAGCCATTTACATCAAAGCAACAAATGATGATCTGACAACAACAAATCCAGGATTTAATCCAACACGCCAATTAACTGAAATAATTAATGGATTAAGCAATGCAACACGGGCAAACATTGATGCGATTAGTCGCGGCACATTGCCTGATGCTGGTTTACAATTTCAAATTCCAAAAATCACGGCTGTGGCAGAGGTTGATGCCGTAGCAGAATCAGGTGCGGTGACAAATACTGGAATTGAGAGCAGTTATTTAAATGTTGATATCAGCCGTTTTGCTGGTCGCAATATTCTGACAACTGAAATCATTGAAAGAAGTAGTCCAAGTTTTTTCAATGAATTACTTTCCGTCATGAGTTCAGCGATGGCGTTGGCACAAACCAAAGCCGTTGGCACTGCAATCCTTGCAGGCGCAACCGCAGATGGCACACCAACTGCAAACACCGCAGCTGGATTGCTTGCATTCACATCACGATCAAATTCAGCAATTTATGGATCAACACAAAGATTTGCGCGTTCACTAATAGTAAGTCCTGATCAATGGTCAAATATCATGTCTTATAACAACAGCGGGCAACCTTTATTCAATGCTTATCAGCCACAGAACCAAACTGGTTTAGTAACTGGTCAATCACAAATTGGCGTTGTTGCAGGTTTGAATTTTTATGTGGACAATTCAGGTGTGATCACTGGTTCAGGTGATAACTCAATGGTTGTTGTTGAACCTAATTCATACACATGGTATGAGTCACCAAATTACCGCCTAGATGTAAATAAACCATCAGATGGAACAGTTGAGATTTCCATAAATTCTTATGGTGCAATAGCAACCAAAATTGGTGCTGGAGCAAGAAAATTTAATTTCACATAAATCATAAATCATGGGTTGTGGTCGCTCCCGAACATAACCCAGCAGAATGAAAGGATTTGCTCATGCCAATAATTACCGCATCAGATTTGCGATCAGTTATTGGTGTGAGCCAATCTTTATATTCAGATGCATATTTGGAGCAAATAATTGCAAGCAGTGAGGAAATTTTATTACCAATTTTAAATGCTTACCAATTTGCAATTGATTCATTTGAGGTTGTAGATAATATTGTTTATTTTTATACCATCCGCCCTAATCTTTTTGTAGAGGGTCAATCAGTCGTAGTGACTGGTTGTGGTGCATTAGATGATACTTATACAGTCGAAGCCCGCACGGGTGATGTGTATATGTTCAGTGCAGCCGTCATTGCAGCTGATTCTATTGTCACCCCAGTTATCCCCGCTGGGATCGCGGTGCTTGATGGGTCGAGTGCCGCTGATATTTATGCAAACAATGATGCAATAAAAAACGCATTATTAGGTTTGAGCACCGATATATTCCAGGCAGTGATTGCCCCTGGATCACAAATTGAGGGCGTGGATTTTGCACAAACAATTTATAGAACTGGCAGAGCAATGGTCAATCGCCAAATGGGTTTACTAATTCCATTTTTAGACACTCAAACGATTTGCCAATGAGTGCATCAATCGCTGAGGTGCGTGCAGATTTAGCAACTGCATTGACATCAATCGGAGCAACGGTTTATGACCATGTTCCTGAAGCCATTATTCCCCCAGCATGTGTGATCATTGCGGGATCACCGTATTTGGAAAGCACGCTGATCAGTAAATCATCAGTAAGTGTCAAAATTAACTTTACGATAACCGCAGCCGTTGCCTACAATTCAAACCCAGGCGCATTAGATAATTTAGAAACATTAATCATTCAAATTTTGGGTGTGATGCCCAATGGTTATGTGGTCGGTGATGTTCAACGCCCAACAATAACAAACATCAATACATCATCAATACTCATTGCCGATTTGGCAGTGAGCACATACTACAATCAAGATATATAAGAGAGAAGGAAACAAATGCCAACAACAATCATTACAGGTCGCGACATCACATTCACAATTGATTCTGATGATTATGATGCGCAAGCCACATCAGCCGTTTTAACCGTTGATTCAACAATCAACACTTATCAAACCTTAGATGGTAAAGCCTATTTCACCACTGACACACAGGGCACATTTGCGGTTTCCATGCTTGCAGATTGGGGCGCAGCATCATCATTGTGTGAAGCATTGTGGACTGCCGCAACCAGCGCACCAAACACAGGATTGGCAGTTTCATTGACCGCTGACACTGGAGCAGTGTTTGCATTTGATGTTCAGCCAATTTTGCCATCAGCGGGCGGCACTGCACCTGATGCACAAACAGTTGATTTATCATTTACATGCGTGACAACACCAGTTGCCACATTTAGTTAATCAGTAGAATCGGGAGCAAACAAAATGAAATTACCAATACAAATTGAATATGGAAACGGTGAATCTGCAATCTACATTGCCCAAGTTCCTGAATGGTCAAAGTGGGAGCAGAAAACTGGACATACAATCAGCCAAGCCCAGGAAAAAATTGGGCTGAATGATTTATTGTTTTTGGCTTATCATGCAATGAAGCGCAATGCAGGCGGTAAGGCAATCAAGCCTTATGAAGCATGGTGTGAAGGCATTGTGGATGTCACCGTGGGTGATGAAAGCCCAAAAGTTTCCAGCGCGGAAGCATAAACCGATTATTGGTTGAATTGGCAATTGCCACATCAATTCCAATGTCGGAATGGGAAAGCGCGGAGCAGATATTAACCGCAGTTGAGATTTTAAAGGAGCGCAAAAATGACAATTGATTCTGATGCTTACAATAAGCAACAATTGAAAGTCATTATCAAAGTGATTGCTGCAATGGATGATGAAGCAATTGCGCAATCCAAAAAAACATCAGGTGCGTTGGTTGAATACATACAGAAAAAAATTATTGATGCATCAGGTGAAACCCAAAACAAAATTGATGATCCAATTGCTAAAGGATCGCGGGTCAGTAAATCATCCAAAATTGGTGAATTAAATTTGGGGTTTGCGGCTCAAAAATACAGCGGTGGCGGCACTACGCAACAACTATGGGGCGGGGCTGAATTTGGATCAAATAAGTTCAAGCAATTTCCAGCCTGGTCAGGCAAATTTGGCAAAGGTTCACGGGGCTGGTTTATTTATCCGACACTACGCAAGGAGCAGCCTTATATTTTGGATCAATGGGAAAATGCATTTGATCAGATCATTAAGGAATGGTAAATGGCAACTCAATCGCGCACCCTTAAATTATCAATCCTTGCAGAAACAAAACAATTAGCGGATGCATTAAAAGGATCAGGAAAAAATGTTGAATCATTTGGCGATCAATTAACTAATTTTGGTAAGAAGGCTGCATTGGCATTTGCAGCCGCAGGTGCAGCAATTGGAGCATTTGCATTTAAATCAGTGCAGAATGCCGCAGCTGATGAAAGCGCACAAAGAAAATTAACTGAAACATTGCAAAAAACAACTACTGCAACAAATGCCCAAATTGCAGCCGTTGGTCAATTTATTGATAAAACATCAATTGCAATTGGCGTGACTGATGATGAATTGCGCCCAGCATTTAGCAGATTAGCCCGCTCCACAAATGATGTGCAAGCCGCTCAGGATTTATTGAATTTGGCGTTGGATGTTTCCAGCGCAACGGGCAAACCCCTGGAAGCGGTGGCAAATGCATTGGGCAAGGCTTATGATGGCAACGCAACATCATTGGGCAGATTAGGTTTAGGCATTGATTCATCCACATTAAAATCAGGAAA